GGGGAAGATCAAAAAGGGTGAGATCAACGCCTTCAGCATGGAGGCCTTGGTTTCCAAGTCCAAGGTCAAGCTCACTCTGGAGGTGCCCCCCGTCATCAAGGGGAAGACCTCCAAGGACGACGGTCACGAGCACGTGTTTCACGCGATGTTCGACCCCACGGGTAACTTCGTGGGGGGCCGCACCGACGAGGGGGAAGACGGCCACTGGCACTTGATCAAGCGGGGGACGGTCACCGAGTATCATGGTGAGGGCGATGCCCGTCACCGTCACAAGTTCGCGTTCGTAGACGGAATGAAAGGGTGACCATGGACCTTACCAAGATCCTGAAGGCGGGGGAGAAGTGCAAGCCGGGGTTCCACAAGATGCCGGACGGCTCGTGCATGTCCGACGAGGAGATGAAGAAAAAGGCTGAGGGGGTGCAGAAAGGCAAGGCTGGGGTGTTCAACGGCAACGCCTACGTGGACCCGGACGGAAATCCTTGGGGTTCCTCAGATGCTGTGACTATCAGGGAGAAGGAAGAGACGGAGCTTTTTACCCTTTCCTGGGCGAGTGGCGGGGCTCCGAAGACCATGAAGGGGTATCGGACGGTGACGGTGCCGAAGAAGCGTCGCCGACCGTACTGATGCCCTCTCAAGAGAGTGCTGGACAAGGAAAAACCGGTGGAGTAGGCTCCGCCCAGTGAGAGTGCGATGGCGAAGGTAGAAGTCGAAGCGAACAAGCTGGGGACCCCTCAAGTCGAGTGGTTGTCTCTGGTCGAGCGGGGGGCTAACCGTGCTCCCTTCAAGCTGATGAAGGCCGCGAAAGGAACGAACATGATCAACCTGAACACCCTCTTCACTCGGAAGGCCGAGAAACAGGCACCCCAGGTGGCGGCCATCGCCATCAGCAAGAGCGTGCCCGCCGACAAGGCCGCCGAACTCGTGAAGGCCGCCGGGTACTACGTGGAGAAGATGCAGAAGGCCGAGGACGGCACACTGGTCTTTGCTCAGGTGGAGGACCTGGAGGGCGCGGTGCCCGTGCAGGTGAACGAGGCGGTAGTCCTCGTCATGAAGTATTTCGAGCCGTACTCCCAGGACCTCGGGTTCTCGGAAGCGGTCAAGGCTCAGGGCTTCGTCCCCTCCGTGGACATGGCCTCCCGCGTGATGGCCGACAAGCTCTCGGCCACCCTGTGGTCGAGCGAGGACAAGGAAGGTGCGGTCACCGCCATCGAGAAGTGCGTGACCGACTTCAGTGCCTGGGTCACGACTCAGGCCCGGCAGATCCCGAGCACCGCCTTCAAGATGGCGGGAGAGATCGCGAAGGCGGTGACGAAGGTCGATTCGACCAAGGGCGAATGCACCGGCTGCGCGGAGAAGGACGCCGTGATCAAGAATTACGGCGCGGCCCCGGGCAACGGCAAGTGCCCGGCCGGCGAGGAGATGAAGGACGGCAAGTGCGTGGCCATGAAGAAGAAGACGGACGCAGAGGTGGCCGCGGAAGTCGCCGCGACCAAGGCAGCCGAGGACGCGGCTGCGGAGAAGGCCGCCACGGACGCCGTGGCGAAAGGCGAGAAGACCTACAAGCCGTTCAACGGCAAGTGCTCCGACAACTACGACCTCGTGGACGGCATGTGCGTCAAGAAGTCCGAGGTCGTGAAGGAACCCGCAGTTCAAGCTCCGGCCTTCGATCCGAAGGCGTTCGCCGCGACCATCGCAGCGAGCGTCGCGGGCGAGGTCGGCAAGGTCATGGAGGCGGTCACGGCCCAAGGGGTTTCCCTGATGGCCAGGATCGGCGAAGTGGAGAAGGTGGCGAAAGCCGCTGAAGCGTCGGTGAAGGGCAAGGTCGTAGGCGCGGACCCTGCCGCAGACGCGGAAACCCGAGTGGGCAAGACTGCCAGCGGCGACGGAGCCGCCCAGGTCGAAATCCACGACACGGCGTTCCAACCGGGGATCAGGAAGCAAACCCTGGGGTACAGGAACCCGCAACTCGGGCTCGTGAAGGCATCACCCAGGCGCTAACCCGTAAGTCAACCAACGCGAAAGAGGAGAAGCACATGAGTACCAACAAGGAACTGGTCCGTAAGGCGGACCTCGCGCTGGCCGACCTCGCGGCGGATGGCGGCCTGCTCAACGACGAGCAGACCAACACGTTTCTCCGCACGCTGATCGACCAGCCGACCATCATCAACGTCGCCCGTACGGTGACCATGCGTGCCCCGACCCGGCAGATCAACAAGATCGGCTTCGGTTCGAGGATCATGCGTGCGGCACCCGCCAGCGGCTCCGCCCTCGCGGACGCCGACCGTGCGAAGCCCGATCTGGGCCAAGTCCTGCTCACCACGAGCGAGGCGATGGCCGAGGTGTGGCTGCCCTACGACGTGATCGAGGACAACATCGAGCGCGGCAACATCAACGTCGGCATGGAGTCGGGGGCCGGTGGCCTGCACGACACCATCGTCACCCTGATCGCGGAGCGCGCGGCTCTCGACCTGGAGGAACTCGCCCTTTCCGGCGACACCCTTTCGGCCGATGCCTACCTCGCCCTCCAGGACGGGTGGCTGAAGCTGTCGTCTTCGCACAACGTGGACGCGCTCGGCGCGACCATCGACAAAGACCTCATCAAGTCCGGGGTCAAGGCGATGCCCGACAAGTACCTCCGCAACCGTGCCGCGATGATGCACTTCGTCAGCGTGGACAACGAGACGGAGTACCGGGACACGTATGCCTCGCGGCAGACGGCGCTCGGCGACGCTCAACTCCAGGGCACCAGCCCGCTCTACACCTTCGGCTCCCAACTCGTGGGCGTGCCGCTGATGCCGGGCGCGCAGGGGCTGTTCACCAACCCCAACAACCTGATCTTCGGCATCCAGCGGAAGGTCACCATCGAGTACGACAAGGACATCCGTCGCCGGGTGTTCATCATCGTCCTCACCTGCCGGGTCGCCCTGGCGGTGGAAGAGACGGACGCGGTGGTCAAGTACGTGAACATCGGCTAACCGGCCGGCGCTGGTGAAGAGAGGCCCTGCCCTCACGAGGGGCGGGGCCTTTCCTTTTGGAGTGCCCAGTGCTATGCTTGGGCCTTCGCCTACCACCTCAGAGGAGACCACGTGAATCTCGAACTCGCGTTTCTGAAGACCCTTGCCCAGGGGAAGAAAATCTACTACGGGGCGACCGGCTACCCGTTCGACGACGCCGTGGCCGTGGAGAAGCTCAAGGAACGTGACCCCCGCGGTCTGATCATGTGGAAGGTCAGCACCCGGGAGGTGGGGGCTCCGGTGATCATCCAGCCTAGGAAGGCTCCAGAGGTGGCGCAGCCCGAGGTGCAGTCCCCTCGACAGGAGGACGTGGGCGTGGCAAGATTGCCGGCGTCCATGCGAGCCGGGCGGCCAGGGCGGAAGCTCACGGGGCTGAAGGGCGTGGATGCGAACGGCGATCTGGACACGGGTGTCAGCACCGAGGCTACGGCCAAGGTGCCGGCGAACGCGGTGGTCGTCGGAGACGAAGGCGGCGTGAGCCTGTAATCACGCTGGTTGCGGGGAAAACATCATGGCGATTCTCACCATAGAGGAAGTCAGGACGGCGTTCAAGCTGCCCGACCATTCGGACGTGGACGACGCCATCGCCGTGGCGTTGATCAGCGCCCGCACCTACTTGGAGGGGGTATTCAGGAGTCCTTTCGAGCACGACCCGGAGTTCGGAGCCCCTCCAGGGTTCAGGCTGGATTTCTTCCGCCCGGATGCGATCAAGTTCCCCATCGTCATCAACAACTACTTCCGCCTTCACCTGCGGCAGGCTTTCGTGTGGTCGGACGTGGTGCCCGTGGTTTCGGTCTCGGACGAATTGCAGGGTACGTACGAGACGATTCCGACAACCGACTGGTGGCTGGACCCTCAGCAGGGCATCCTGTACCTGCGTTACCAGGACCCGAGAGAGGATCAGGAGTTGACGCCACGCCGCCGATTGGTCGCGGATCTTAGCAGCTTCACCTCCTACGACAAGATGTTTGTCAAGGTCCTCTACAAGGCGGGGATCAGTGATGACGTGGCCCTTCACGAGGCTCCTGAGTGGCTGAAGCAGGCATTCCTCGTCTACATGGCTCCGACGCTGAGCCTGACGAATGTCGAGGAGACGAAGACCACAGACCCCAAGCAGGTGCAGGACAACGTGAAGCTAGCGGCGACGATGCTCGAACCCCATATGCGGGGGTCTTCCCAGGCGGTCTACCCGCTGTTCAGTCAGTAGCTCATGGGATTTCTCAGCAGCACAGAAATCAAAGGCATCCCAGGGGTTCAGAGTTTCCTCCTCAGTGTGGAGAGTGCCCTCCTCGGAGAAGAGCTTCTGGACGAGGTGGGGGCCTTGCTTCTCGCGCGGAATCGCCAGCGGTTCCTCGACGAGGTGGACCCCGATGGCGTACCGTGGATTCCCAGCCGGGCGGGCGAGGAACGGCGCGCGCGCGGTGACACCGGAACGCTCTTCGACACCGGCCGGCTGTTCCACAGCATTCAACTGGTCAACACCGGGCCGGATTCCCGGGCGATCCAGACGGACGTGGAGTACGCGGAGAAGCACCAGCGGGGGCTCGAAGGGATGGTCCAGAGGGTGTTCCTAGGGTTCGGTGACAGCGACCTTGAGGCGGTGAACCTGTTTCTCGGGACCCGCATCAGCGAGCTACTCGGAGGGGTCAGAGAATGAGCGAGGTTATCGCCACTGCGTGCGTGGAAGACATCTCTTGTCGAGTGGGTGAGGTGTCGGACGTGACGGGAAAGGTGTTTGCCGTACTTTCCCAGGATGAACTAGCGGCGCAGATCAAGCACATCCGCAGCCCGGCCGTGGGGGTCATCTACAACGGGATCGCCCCCATCGGGAGCGGCGACCCTCAGGCGAAGGGCATGGGGGGCATCCTCAACGTGAGCGTCGTGTTGTTCGTCGAGGGCCGAGGGATTGCGAACCTGGATCTGAAGAACGAGGCCACCAAGTACCTGGATCTTATGCGTACGGCCATCCGCAGGAAGGACCGGCCCTCAGAAGCACGAGCCCCAGGCGGCCATTTCTGGAGGTTTGCCGGGGAGCAGCCAGCAGGAAGCGTAGGAAAGTACAGCGCATATGTGCAGCGGTGGGCTACGATGGTGACGGTCAATACTTGACCCCACGAAACCGGTGGAGTAACCTCCGGTGAGTCAGTTAGTAGGCGTGAGACCTGCCGGATCGTCCGGGAGTGCGCCGGTAACAGGAGAACATCATGTACAGTGTCGCCAGTCTTCTCGGGTGGGGTGGTTCCAAGCTCAACAAGGAACTCAAGCGCATCCTCACCGAACAACAGGGTTTCCGTCAGGCGGTCTTCACGGGTCCCGCGGCCAATGCCGACGGACACGCTAGTGGCGCAGTCGCCGGACCGACGGTCATCCGAGGCTTCGCCTTCGGGGCCGGATTTCCCACGCATCTGGCGGCTCCGAACGACGACAAGCAGGACACCATCAAGAGCGTGATCAACCTCACGAACCTCACGGACGTGACGCCGGAGTTCGCCATCGCCAACACGCACGCGACGGGGACGATCACTGTGTCCGGTACGCCTCTCGCGGGGGAGACCCTGACCGTTCGAGGGGTGGTCTACACCTTCCGCGCGGCTGCGAGCCCGAGCCTGCACGAGATCACGATCAGTGCGGTCAACGCCACGCAAGCGGCGAACATCGCAAGCGTGATCAACCGGGTGGAGGCCGAACTCGGCCTGACTCTGGGCCAACTGGTCCACGCCTTTGCCGTTGCAGCGGTGGTGACGGTCAATGCCACGTACGACGAGACCGCTGGCAATGCGTACACCCTTGCGGAGACCGCGACAGGAGTGGCCGTCAGCGGCGCGACCTTCACCGATGGCACGGCAACCGGCGGGGTGTATTCCGCGGTTGGAACCTCGGTGGGCGACGCCTTGCTCCTGACGTGGTACGACCAGGACAACCTTTCGTAAGCGGCTGAAACGACGGCAAATAGGAGACTACCATGACCCTGCCCACCTCTACCTGGGATGCGACCTCCCGCTACTTCAGCGGCCAGGGCGTAGTCCTCCTGGGCTTCCGTGACGCGAACGGCCGGCCGAAGGGGCTCGTCCCCATCGGCAACGTCTGCGAACTCACCCTCGGTCTGGAGGCGACCGTGGAAGAGCACAAGGAATGCCAGTCCGGTCAGCGGGCCATCGACCTGCGGCTGACCACCGAGCAGAAGGCTACCCTCTCCATGCAGATGGAGAACTTCATCTCGGCGAACCTCGCCATCGGACTCCGTGCGACCATCACCGAGAAGGAAGCGGGTAGCGTCGTGGACGAGAACATCCGCGTGTGGCCGGGCCGAGTCGAGCCGCTGGCCAACATCAAGGTCTCGCTCGACGTGATCACCGATCCCGACGGCACCCCGACGTTCACCCGGTTCGATTCCGGCAGCCCGAGCACCCCCTACGACTACAAGATCAACACGGAGACCGGCTCGATCTTCTGGAACGACGGATCGGAAGTGCTGTTCGCAAACCTCGCGGCGGCCACCGTTGCGTCCTCAGTCGCTCTCGTGAGCGGGGCCCCGGGTGCCGACACCGTGCTGACCTTCGGCGCGGTTCCGGTGACCACCGAGGTGGACGGTTACCTGATGATCCAGGACACCGCGGGTACGGCGGCCGCCACCCTCAACGGGAAGGCCCATCGCATCGTCAGCTTCACCGCGACCACCGTGACCATCGCGACCAACACCACGGGCCTGACCATCACGGCCGCAACGGGGCAGGCCACGGCCAGTGGGTACACCGTCGAAGCCGACTACGATTTCGAGGCCCAGAACGTCGTGGACGCCTTCACCACGGGCTCCCTGGAGCGCTACATGCGCTTCGAGGGGCTGAACACCGCGGACGAGAACCGCCCGGTGGTGGTCGAGGTGTGGCGCTTCCTCTCCGACCCGCTGGCGGAACTGGCGCTGATCTCCGACGAGGTGGGCAACTTCGTCGTCGAGGGATCGGTGCTTGCCGACCCCGAACAGGACACCGGCAGCGAGTTCTTCAAGGTCACGCTCGTCCGGTAACGGACCTAAAGCGCCGGCCAAGCGGCGCGGTATAGCCCCGGAACAGGGGCGAACTGAAAGAGGAGCGGAGGGGGCGAGAGCCCCCTTCGTTTGCAACCCGCGCCCTCTCAAGAGAGCGCACTACGGAGAGAACGATGCTGAAAGACCTAGTACCACAGTCGAGCACGGTCACCTTTGGTGACCACAGTTTCACCGTCCGCGGACTCACCCTCGACGACATGGCGGCGCTCGTCGTCAACCACGCGGAGGAGTTGAAGGCGCTGTTCGAGGGGAAGATGACCCTCGACCAGTTGGCCCTCAAGAGCCCGACCCTCGCCAGCAAGCTCATCGCCTACGCCTGCGACGAACCGGATCAGGTGCCGGCGGCCCGCCGGTTGCCTCTGAGCGTGCAGGTTGCGGCACTGTCCACGATCTGGGGGCTGACCGTCTTCGACGAGGAAGCCTTCGTAAAGCAGGTGCGGGGCCTCGTCTTCGGGATCGCGAGGTTCGTCGCATTGGCGGGCGTTCCCGAATTGCCGGCGGAAAAGGCGCGGCCCACGTTCAAAATCGGACCTGGGAGGGAAGTCTCGCAGTTGCCGTAGAGTGGCTGTGCGCGAACGGTCACCCGTTCGCGGCGGTTCGTAAGTACACTCTGGCCCAGGTCAGCATCTTCTACCTGATCGGGCAGCGCCGGAGGGCGGAGCGTGTTGTAGAATTGGCGAGGGCCGTCAACATGGGGTCGAAGGCCAGCGAGAAGGAATGGAAGAAGTTCGTTAAGGAACAGCTAGATGGCTGAGACCGTATCCGTCGAGATTCTGCTCAAGGGCAAGAACGAGGTCAGCAAGCTCGTCCAGGAAGCGTTGACCGACGTGGAGGCGTTCCAGAAGGCGGTGGAGAACCTTCAGGCAACGGGGAAGGACCGGACCATCGAGCAGGAGTTACTCTTCGGCATCCTAAAGGGGTTGGGGCTCGTCAACAAGGAAGCCGAGAAGACGAAGGGCCGGCTGGTAGAACTCAACGACGCCTTCAAGAAACAGCCGGCCGGGGGCGGGGCGTTGAACCCGTTCATTCAGAAGATCAAGGACCTCGGGGCGGCCGCCCTTCGCGTGATCGGGCCTCTTGCCCTGGCCGGGGCGGGTGTGACCGGACTCGCGGCAGCCGCCCGCACCGCAGTTACCAGCGCTTCCGACCTTGAACAGACTCTCACGCGAGCCACCCTCAGCGCGCGCGACCAGACGATCACCATTGAGGAGCTTCGCCGGGCGGTGGCGGCGACCGCCAACACCTACGGCGAGTCCTTCAACGAGATCGCAGGCCTCTACCAGCAGGTGCTTCCTCTGGCCAAGAATCTTGCCGACGCCCAGGCGGCGGTGAATGCTGCCGTGCAGGTGGGGACCGTCACCGGGCAGAGCTTCCAGTCCGCCCTCAGCGGGATCATCACCCTCAGCCAAGCGTTCGGCCGCGACCTCGGGGACG